CAGTTGACTCCTCTTCATCAGGTTTCTCTGGCCTAGCCGTATCGATGCAGCCATGGCGCTGCATGTTCTCGCCATAGTCGAGCAGCATGCAGTCTTTCTTGTCGCCCCATGTCCGCATGCCTCGACCACAGATCTGCACATACAAGCCCAGCGACTTGGTCGGTCTAAGCAACGCGATGCAGTCTGTGCGTGGCGCATCCCAGCCCTCAGTCAACACAGCGACGTTACACAGCGCATTGATGACACCATGCTCAAAGTCCTCAAGGATCTTCTTGCGCTCTTCACTGGGCGTTTCTGCCGTCACGACAGCCGCCTCTACCCCTGCATTGCGCAGGTACATGCACATCTTGTTCGCATGAGCGACAGTGATACAGAAGAACACACTGCTCAGTCGGCCTTTGCTGTACGCCTTATCAACCCAATCGCCGACAATCGCCAACATGGTTTGGTCTTCCATGGCGAGGTGTTCAATGTCTGACTCACGATAGTCGCCACCTTTGAACTTGACCCTGGCAGTGGATGCATCGATCACCGCTTCAGACGCCACCTGATAAGCCGACAGTCGGCACAGATATCCAGCTTTGATTAGTTCCGGGATGGTGACCCGATGGGCCACACCTCCAAAGAAGTGATCGTCCAACCCGTAAATGAACCCTTGGCCCATACGATACGGTGTTGCCGTCACGCCTAATACTTTTGGTGCGTAATACTGTGTTGAGTCGAAGTGATCAAAGATCTTGCGATACCGACTCCGCTTCTCTGGCCCAACATGATGGGCTTCATCCACGATGATGTAGTCGAACTGGCCTGAGTCCATCAACCTGCTTGGTGTGGCCAGGGTATCTCGACTAGCGATCACGATAGGCTCGTGCGAATCAAACTGTCTCAACCCTGCAGCCAGCAACCCACTGGGTGCACAAGGCCATACGGTCTTCAGCTTTTCATCTGCCTGGCTGATGAGCTCCTGCCTATGAGCAAGGATCAACACACGGCTGTCACGATTGTCTTCAAAGATCTTCTTGATCATTGAGGCAAAGACAACTGTCTTGCCAGAGCCTGTGGGTAAAACAATTAACGGGTTCGTATCTTGAGTGTCGAACCAATGAAACGCCGCATCAATGGCGTCCTGCTGGTAATACCTTAGCTGCATGCCTGGCCCTCTTTAGTCCTGAATAAGTTCGTGCCCAGTACGTTCTGGCCCACGGTGATAGGTTGTGACGATGTAAGATACGAAGCACAGCCTGTTCTCTTACGGCGTGTTGGTTTTCATTCAATGACATATCCTTTCCTCTGTTGATGAATCAGGATCCACCACTGCAAGCATGCCGTCATCAACCAACCTGCGAAGGGAGCCACGATCAGTAAAGTGCAGGTGATATGTAAACGCGGCGACAAAAAGAACTTCCATCAAAACATCTTCTGAGATGTCTCTCTTTCTCATCGCTTTCACAAACAATGCCAGCGCCTCTGCCGCAACTTCGTGCTCTTCGCTCTGCCAGCTGAAATCAAACTCTTCATGATGATCCATCAGTTTCCTCCTTGATCAGCCAACCCAAATAGACGTTGGCTTTCTGCAAGTCTTCTAGCTTGCCTTTGTTTTCATAACGCCAGACATACTTCATGACGTTACCTTTAAGATACCCTTTGAAGGCGTCAGAGGACATCGACGCTTTGATTGCCTCAACGCACTCTATGCCACCGCCCTTCGCGTAGTGTCCGGGGTGATTGACCATGTCTGATAACTTACTCATCAGCCACTCTCCAAACCCCGAATTGACCATCCACGCTGCGCGTTGCCACTTTCATGCCGTGCCTAGATAAGTAAATCTTCAACGAGTTAGCTTCTTTACGGCTATCCACAAACACACACTGACCGACTTCGATGCCAACAAACTTGTCCCACCTAGAAGATTTACCACGCTTCTCTATTGGGAGAGGGATGCCGCTGTGAATGGTTTCGGTGTCTTTCATCACATGCCCTCAATGTTTTGAAACTTAATGTCCACGATTATTTCATCGTCAGGCCAGCCACCAACGCTGGAGTACAACTCGGTGATCGATCGTGCAAACTGATACACCTTGCCGAAACTTTCCGACAACATTTTTTCCCGCCGCGCATCGTTTTCTTCACGAGTTTCTTTATCACTATCCCATCTCCAATTGTTCATCAAAAGAGGAATGGGTACCGTGCAGATACGTTGTCGGACAGGTTCTGCTTCAAACATGTGACCAGTAGAGATCTCTATCAGAGCCTCTGCATTCTCCATCCAGTAAGCGTTTTCAGGATCGACAACTTTGTATTTGTCTGCAAACTCTGGGTCAGCCACTTGGCACTCATGCAACTTCTGGTTTGCTTCAACAAGCTGCACCCTGATTCGCTCGCGATCTTGAGCAGCGTACTTAACACGCTCTTCAAGCTTTTCGATCTTCGCTCGCAACTGGTCTTTAGTTTCCATTTTCATAACATCTCCTTGCTTTGGGGTTTAATCATCTCTTTCTTTTTCAACAACGTAATCTTTAGTGATTACGCCGAGTTTCGCATTGCCACGTTGGTGAGGTCGAATGTCCACTACCTTGTATACATATCCGCTTGCATCTCTGTAATGTCGCTTGTGACCTGCAACTTCGTGAAGTCGAACGCCGTAAGATTCTTTACGTTTTGGTTGCTTTGGTACGATCACTCGACCTTTGGTCTTGGGCAGCAACAGTTTCACGCGATAATGTGAATCATGAGGAGTGAAGTTACGCTTAACTTTGATGCCCTGAGGATTAGATACTTGAGGCTCTTCAACAAAGTAGTCGTAATTCATGAGACTCAGCAACGCGATCACCCAAGACATGCGATGCTTATGATCATCATTGCGCACCAAGCGTTTGAGATTTACGGGATCATCCTCAATCAAGTTATTCCAACCGTGGCCCCAGCGATCAAATATCGCGTCTTGAATATCTGGCGCGAACTCTCCCTCCAAGTCACCCAAAAACATCAACGCTTTCAATCGGCGATCTGAAATGGTCTGACTTTCATTTTTTTCAAAATGCATTAGTGGCCCTTCCTCAGACCAAATGTCCGTGGTCAGTGAGTTGCTGTCCATACCGATCACGGGCCGAGCCTTGCTTACGCTCTTGTCAATCAAACTGCCATCATCGCGGCGACGTTGTTTATCGATCTGAATATGATCATGAGTCACCTCATAATAACGCTCAAAGGAAAAGCAGTTGCCAGGGTCAGTCTTTACGGATCGTATGGTCTTTCGGCCCCTTTG